CCACATATGGGGTTTGGCAGGGTTTGGCATCGGTTTGGCAGGGGTTTGACGCGGTTTGGCGGGTTTGGCGGTTTGACACCAGATCGGCCAACTAGGGGCTTGCCACATATGGTGTTTGACGCAGTTTGACTGCAGTTTGACCAGTTTGACCAGTTTGACTGCTTGACAGGAAATCAGCCAAACATGGCTGAGAACACTTCTTCTTCTTCCGCAATACATCCCTCTATTGTGAGCCTGGGGCAGGCTGGTTAGGAAGAAGAAGAAGTACGCAAACCGACGATTTCGGTTTGAGGGGGTTTGAGCTCGGTTTGTGCTCAAAATCTTGCGGTTTGTGTCGGTTTGAGCGGTTTGTGGGTTTGAGGCAGAATCAGCCAGACGTATGGCTTTTCCATGCTCAGAGACATCTCAGAAAGTGTCTGCAAACCTCAATGTTGTAGAATATCGAATGGAGTGAGCATGACTGATCAAACTCAATTGAATCTTTTCGGAGAGGATCCGGATCTGATCAACGTTGAAAAGGACCCTGAAAAGTCAGGGCTTGAAGAGATGGAAGATCGAGCATTCGTGCGCTATTGCGAGAAGCATACAGCGCTGATCACCAAGTTGGCCGAGCTCGGTTTGCCTGCTCCAGGTCAGCAATTCAGGCTCGTGACTCGAAGGACCTTCAACGCGATTCAATTCCTGGAATACATCGTTGAACAGGAAACCATTATTGATCTCAAGATGGCAATCTACTCCATAAACTTCCATGCGGCAAAGATCCTGATCAACCTGGTGAATGCTGGCAAGATTCAGGCGGTCGAAATCCTGATGTCGAACTTGCGCAACAAGGCGCACCGTGAGAAAGAGGAGATCGTGAGAAAGATGTTCCTGGAACACCCTAGGATCAACTTGTTTTTTGCATCATCTCACGCAAAGACGTTTTCATGCCAGACTGCCAAAGGTAATTTTTACACGCTCGAGGGGTCTGGAAATTTGGCATTTAACAGCAGGGTCGAACAGTATGTGATCGATAATGACAAGTCGCTGTATGAATTTTCCTGTTCGTGGATGAAGGACATCAAGATATTTTTGGAAGGCAAAAAGGAATTGGAATACACCCCAAAATAAAGCCATCATTCTGTTGAGGTCAGAATGATGGCGCATGAGATTCGGGCTCATGCTTGGCGCTATTGTAATGCACATCTTCAGCAGCCAGGCAAGGGCAAAATACATGGAGATGCGAAAATGGACATTGACTATCGTTTTCCAGCTTATGGCTATTGGAAAGCTGGATCAAGGCACGATGCTTCATCCCTGGCTAAGTTGTTTCATCGGTTGATGAACATACGCGGAGTGAAAGTATCAGGTGACTACCAGGGATCGCCCCTGAAGGGTTATGACGTAAAACTTGATCTTGGCGGATCCGTAAGTATAAAGTTTTTAGATGATCAGGCGGGCTCGACCCTCACAATTAGTGTTTTTGTTAACGATGCCGATTGTGATATTTTCGTGAGTATTTGGAAAGGGCTAATAGCTAGGGGATACGTGTTTGATGATCGTTTTGAAAGAGATCAGGTGTTGGGAAGTAATGTGACTTCAGCAGAGAACATCATCGAAGATAAAGCCGAAGAATTGAAATTGCCATGGGATCATATGCCAGATGCTAGTGCACAAGAAAGAGTATTAGTGATGGTCTGGTGCAAGGAAACATTCAAAGGCAAGCATGTAGCAAGCACTACAGGCTATTCCAGTCCTGGAAATATTCTTTGCCGTTTACGCAAAAGATATCCGAATGCAGAGATCCCTAAAGGTCAGATAGAAAGAAAACAGTTTCGGGAAATGTACAAAGCACACAAGAATACTTCACTCAAAGCGCGAGCTGTTAAGTCAGTTAAGGAAAAATGATTATGTTGGTGATGTAAAGAATTAAGTGAGTTAAGTTTTCTCATGAGATCATTTTGGCAGCAATAAATTTGCTGCCAATTTGCTTTAAGGAGATAGACAATGCTCAACACGTTCAGCAATAAAAAGGACCCCACACTCTTGGAGTGTGAAAAAATCGAGGCAGATAAAAAAGAACTAATACGGCTGGCAACGGAAGAGATCGCGTCATTGAGAGCCAAAAGCGGCAATCTACTAGAACGCATGTCGGATGGAGATCAAGCGGCAAAATCGGATCTACAAAAAAACAGAGCCCGTATCGCCGAGCTGGAAGATGAAATCCAAGCGCATAATGTGGCCCTAGAGAAAATACCATTGCTGAAGGATCGTGCTTGGGGGATTGAAATTGAAAAGCTGATTCCCGAGATAGAAAAACTGGATGCACAGTTTTCGACTTTTGTTGCTGACATCAATAAAAAAGCAGCAGTGCTGATTTCAGCAAACAATAAGTTTCTCGAGTTCTTGGATGGGTTTGGCGAATTGGGCGCTACTCAAAGTCTCGGACTAAGGGGGGATTTTTTGGAGCTTGGTTTAGGTGATCTTAGTTCCTATGGAAGCTCACCACTGGCAGCTTCTTCAGACAAGTCAATTAATTTGGCAATAGTCCTGATGGCAGCCATCTACGATAAAGACAGATTTGTTGCCTGGGTAGAAAAAACGCGGTCATCTATTGCTGAACGAATATCCAGAATGCGTGATCATGCCCTGAGGCTGAAAGGCGAGAATCTACCAAGCCCAGCTTGGCCCTACTGTCCAAGCTGTTACAAAATGACTCGGTATGCGGGGGTAAATGGGAAAGCTCACTGTTCTGAATGTGGCAAAGACGTTGTACCCGTTTATTAAACAGGCTGTCGGAAGCTTGTTGATCTATTAGTTTGCAAAAAGGAGTGTGTCTTATGAATGGTGGAAGTGTGTACTGCATGCGTTGCAAGATATATGTTCCTTTGAATGGGAACGTGGGCGATTATTGTTGTCCTACATGCGGCGGCAAAACAAAAATCGGTGAAAGTCCCCGTTCTACGGTTCATCGTGAAGCCAATCGTGGTGAATCTCAATTCCAATTGCATCTTACTGAAGTCTTGATGGATCTTGGTTTCAGTGAAGCAGAAGCAAAGGCGGCCGCCCAGAACCGCGGCAATGATGAGCTGCCACCTGGCTTTGATGGAGCAAAATTTGAAGCGTCCTTAACTGAGTCATTCATGCGTATGGGCATGGATGAAGGCTCAGCCAAACAGGCCGCCAGGGGACGTGGCGGATTGGAGCTAATAGGCACGCCTGACGATGAAGAAAAGCTCAGAGATTCTTGACCGAAGCATTCAGTGACATGGGATTGAGTGAGACCGCCGCGAAGCAAGCTGCAAAAGGTCATAACTAAACACGCAACAACGAACCTACAAAATTATCTAATAGCATTCCAGGTCTTGGCTTCGTCCCTCATCGTCCTCCAGATCTGCGTGTCGGATGGTCCGCTGCGTGGGTTCCATACTCCGGTGGGGGACGAAATCGAGACCTGGAATACTTATTAAAAATGGCAGTTGCAAAACAGTATCGCATTGTCCTAATAAAACAAGCCTGGATAAACCTGGCGAGTGATGTTCTGTTGCTGGCTATTGAAGATGTGCGGCAAACACGCGACTCTTTCAAGAGCGAAAAAGCAAAACAATGGCTGCTTTCACCGGCAGCACGATTTCTTTTTGATTCACTTGATTTTGAAATCGATATTAAGAATTGGGTCCTGACAGGCTGCCCGACAATAGGCAAATGATGAGCGAATTGACAACACAGTCCACACCCAAATTGAGATATGCAGCGGTACTTCTGCGCAAGCTTCTCTCGCCCATTGCGGGTGATCCAACACCAAAGGATCTCGCACGACTCTCGGGTAAATTGCTTCTCTTGGCTTTGGCGGTCCTCTCTGAAGGACGTGACGAGAGCAAACGAAGAGTACGCCTGCAGGCGGAGCTTGCGGCGGAAGATTTGGATATGGCGTTACAGCCGTTAATTGATCAAGCAGATCCACTCGTGGATTTATCGAAATTGTCAGTTGGTGCAAGCTGGCAAAGCTTTGATCTTGCAGATGTCATGACCGAAGAGATCCCGCCCATTGAATGGGTTGTAAAGTATTTTCTACATCGTCCCAGTGTGGTTGTTTTCTTTGGCCGACCCAAGCATAAGAAAACGCTGGTTGCGATGGACATGTGCCATCACATTGCCTGTGGCCTGCCCTGGATGATAAGCGCTCCAAACGGTCAGGACGGAATTGAAGTCAAGCCTGAGCGGGTCATATGGGTGGATCTGGAAAACGGCGCCAGGCTTTTGAAGCGGCGCATGAAGGCTTTTGCCACTGCCATCGGTGTAAAAATCGACCGTGGTCAATTTCAGGCATATAGTATGCCCGATCCCTGGCTCGATTTGAGCAAGCCCGAAAACACCATGGCCATGATCGAACGCCTACAGGCGCTTGGTGATATTGGTGTATTGGTGATCGATCACCTTGGACAGGTCTTTGGCGGCATCGATGAGAACAGCCCGCTTGCTTCCCAGATCATGAGCGCGATAAGGCAAATATCAGAAACCTGTAACGTGGGAATCATATTGATTCATCATGCCAAGAAGGGGAACGGCAAAGAGGGTGGAATGATTGAAGATCAGCTGAGAGGGAGCGGCGCAATCCTGGCTGGCGTCGATGCGGCTTTCCTGATCGAGCGGGATCCCGTTGATAAAAATCAGGTCACGGTCAAGCCTGTAGCGCTGCGCGGTCCTGATGCTCCAAACATATCTGCCACCTTTGCATATGAACAGGATGAAAACTTGGATCTGACAGCTGCTCGTTTTTGGAAGATTGCTTATCGAAGTATTTCCGTTCGTGCACGTGATGCAGTTATCCAAGCCCTGAAGGAAAACGGCAAAATAAATCACACAGAGCTTCGAAGCGCAGCAAAGCGAATTGATTCAAGTGTGAGTGATTCGAACATTCGCGAAGCAATAGCAACGCTCGAGGGCACCAAAGAGATATATTTTATTGCTGGCAGTAAGGGTGCAAAGATTTATGAATTGGCAGGTGAGAATGAAGAAGATTGATGCACAGGCTTTGAAAGCCAAACACCGCTTGGAATTGGTCATGCAAGAGTTTGGAGAACAGTTTGATATCAACGGTGATCAATGGATCAGCAAAACGACTTCGGGGCTTGTTGTAAATGTCGGTCTGCAAATTTACGAATATCAAAAGCCTGGCATGGACAAAGAATCGGGAGATTTATTCGATTGGTTGAAGATGCGCTTTGCCCGGACCTTTAATCGGGCGGTTCGCTTCCTGGAAAAGAGACCCTTGGATCTGGAGCAGCCACTTCGAGATATTCAACCTGAAAAAGCTGAAGCGAAGATCCTACTTTTAGCCAGGCATGAATGGAAATATGAGTGCAAATCCCCTGATGAAGAAAAGGATTCGTCTGGCTTGTATGATCGCGGGCTTGTTGATCGCGGCAATGGAAGAGTCTTTTATCAATATCTTCTTAGACCGTTTGATCGATTGCAGGCACGTGCCCTTGAAATTGGCGGAGAAGGAATAAGAGAGTGTTTCACCTGGGAAGCCCGGGAGATCGATCTATTACGACGCTCGCAGCCTTCCCGCTTTGTCCCTGTGATCGATATGGACATTGAGATGTGTGATCAATGCGGAGAAATGATCAATTGGTGGTGGAAGAAGGAACCGCAATACATTCTCTCTGAAACACCTTCGCATGGCGAAATAAGGTTTGGTTCATCATTCAAGAAAATCCGGATCTACGACAACCAGCAGGTTTTTGCCTTCGAATATGAGCTTGATGAAGAAAGCTTCTGCATCTGCGAAAGCTGCATGCGGAAGATAATCAATAACCGCGAAGCTCTAAGCTTGCTTTACAAGTCCGCTCGGAAACGTGATGCTTCGAAGCTCAAAGAAACAAACATGCAAGGTCGCAATGTGCTCGAAGCGTGATAGGCGGGCGGGGTGGGAACGCGGAGACGCAAATTTCTTGTTTTCCGGAAGGAAAAAAACTCCCATAGTTCCCCTTTTGCAGAATGTATTAGCAAAGCGCCCCGCGTCTGCCTCTCCCAGGGAAAGGCAGACCAGCGATCATCATGGGTCTAGGTGTTCCTGGAATTCGACGATAACCTGATCACCTGTTCTTCTGTGATGGCCCGGATCCGTGGGGCTTGTCAGTGTGTGATGTGTGTGTCTTTTAAACACACATCACACACACAGAGACCGCCCCGATCACAGGGAATCAACTTGCTTTGGCAAAGGGTGATTTGATTTATTAGGATGACGCTCGCCACCACGCAATCACACAATATTGGGGATGAAAACGAACCTTACCAACTGAATAACTCTATCGGGATTGCTTCCGATAGATCAGTTCCGATAGTGTAGCCTATCGGAAAATGACACTTTTTTGGAGGCTTATATGGACGTGATTTTGGAACCCAAAACGGACAGGGGCATGACCAACTCTGCGCGGCTTTCAACCCTGGGCTTCGAAGCAAATAGAGCAGCAGAGACGGCAGTCTTCAAGCTGTATCAGGACCGCAGGCCGGAGAATACTCAAAGGTCACAACGGGCCGCGCTGAAGATCTTCGCAGAGTTTATGCGGTCCTGTGGGCTGTCAAGTCCGGACCTATATTCGGATCCGGTTTCCTGGATGGGCGTTACCTGGGGGCTTGTTCAAGCCTTCCAACAGTGGCTTTTGCAACAAGGCTACAGCATGAAAACGATCAATGATCGTGTGTCCACTGTAAAGGTTTATATGGCTCTTGCAAATCAAGTGGGCGTTATTCCGGATGGTGAGATCCTACGATTGCAGACTCTTCGAGGATACACGCGGAAGGAAGCCATCGACGCGGATGCTAAACGAGAAAAACAAGGCATGCCAGTTCGGAAGAGCACTAAGAAGGCTCAAGCAGTGATGATCACCGATGATCAAGCAAGGTCATTATGCAGTGTCCGCAATGATACGCCCCAATCCCGCCGTGACGCCCTGATGATGTGCTTATTGTTAGATCACGGTTTACGAGTTGGTGAGATCGAGATTTTGAAGATTGAAGATATTGACATCGAAGCCAGGCAGGTGATCTTTTATCGACCGAAGACAGGCAAGACTTCAAAACATAATTTGCGTGGTCGTGCCTGGCAACGTTTGATCGAATTCCTGAGCAAGGATCAACGAGCTCAAAGCGGACCTTTATTGCTGGCCAGTAATAAAAGCGGATATCTCATTCCTGGTGATGGACTGACAACCAGGGCGATCAATCAAAGAGTTGGCCAGTTGGGTCAAGCTATAGGGATAGCCAATCTGAGCCCGCATGATTGCAGGCACTATGGCGCAACAAAGGCGGGTTGTGATCCGAAGGTCAGCCTGGCTGCGCTGATGGCTTGGGGTGGCTGGGATAGTCCACAGAGTGCAGCACGCTATATCAACCGAGGGCAGGCAGATAACGATGGCGTAAGCCTGGGCGAGGATTGAACACAGGTAATACTAGGCACCAACCCCGTTGCCTCACAGCAGCCCTACAGCGAACGCGCTAGCACGAACCTGGAAAGTGTGGGGATCCACAATTAAGCGGTTCCCACGCGTGCTTAAATAGGCAGACACGGGGGGGATATGAATTCTCAGGGGGATATGGGCCCGTGAGGGGTAAGGCTTGCAGTACTGAGAAAATTTGTAGAAAAGGGAGAAACGGCTTATGGGATAGGGGATGCTCATTCGGGTAAAGCAGATCAATCGCGCTGAAGGTTTCAAAATCTTTCACATCATATCTATAAAAACGGTCGTGAAAGTTTTGGAAAATTCCTGAAATTTTATTGAAAAAATTCTGTAAGTTGCAGCCAGATTTTTCAAGTTTCAGCAAGTTATAAGCTAAATTTTCGAGCTCTTGAAAGTTGCGCTTTTCATTCCCTGAAGCGATAGAAGGTTTTGAATTTACAGAATGTTGCACCCGCCGCGCTATCACAAATCCACCCATAGGTAAGAGGGGCGTGAAAGTTCGATTGAAGAAACGGGCACAGTCAAAAGACCTACCCGAAAGAAGAATTAAAACCGACACACTTAAAACTGTGACGGGCAAACTACCGATACACCAATTCTATGAGCATTCAAGGAAGGATTAACGATGTCGAATAACCCCAAAATACAAAGCGCCCCAACAGAAGCCGGGGCGCAAGTGACGCCTGCTAAGCGTCATCCAAACAACCAAGAAAATTATACAGCCATTCTTGGTCTGGAGCAGCATCATTTTGAAATGCTGAAAGGATCTGCGATTTCAGATGATGTCATCAAGGAACGTGGCTATCGAACCATTACCAAATCTGAAGAGCTGAAGAAGTATGGCTTTTCAGATCTGCAATCGCGTGTGCCTGGCTTGCTTCTGCCATTGCATTCAACCGACGGGAAGATCTCAATGTATGTTTATCGCCCCGATAATCCACGCGTGTTCGAAGACAAAAAGCAACGCAATGAAGATGGAACCTATAAACAAAAAATTATCAAGTATGAGATCCCGAAGGGTGAGAAGATGCGCCTTGATGTCCCGCCCAGGTGCCGTGAGAATTTAGGAGATCCATCGATCCCATTATGGATTACCGAGGGCCAGAAGAAAGCAGATGCCCTGGCGAGTGTTGGTCTTTGCGCCATTGCACTGCTGGGTGTCTGGAACTTTATAGGGACCAACAGCAAAGGCGGCAAAGTCTTTCTCAGTGATTTTCTTGATATTGCATTGAACAAGGGACGCTCAGTCCGGATTGTTTTCGATTCGGATGTAATGACGAGGCCTGAAATCAGACAAGCTTTAGATCTGTTGACTCAGCGAATGCAGCGAAAAGGGGCAAAGGTTGAAGCAGTCTATTTGCCTGGCGGCAAGTACAAAACGGGCGTGGACGATTGGTTAGCTGAAGGTCACACGGTGGAAGAGCTGGAAGCCCTGGTAGAGGGTCCGCGGCCTGAGATCAAGGCAGCTCCGCCCGTTGTCGAATTACTTGATAGCGCTCCTCTGACCATACGCCGCCCTTTGTGCTTGGTGGATGGAAAAGCATATGCGGCGATCTGGCCCTATGTTTTAACTCGCGCGACTCAAAAGCTTATCGGAGGGCAAGTTATTCAGCTGAAGGAACCTGAACAGATCCGTGAACAATCCTTGCATATTGTTAGAAATGATGGCGCTATTTTTGGACCTGTTGAAATTGAGAGACCCTTATCGACGCTAGGTGTTGATGTTGCACTTCCGGAACCACCACCTACGAGAGATTCAATGTGGTCTACACCTGGTGTGAAGGCCTTTGTGCAAGGGTATCGACCAGAGCCGAAAGACGTCTTTGATCGGGTCAAGTCCGTAATTGCCCGCTTTATTGACTTCGATAGATCGCTAGCTGATCAAGAAACCATGTCTGAAATGCTGGCTTGTTTTGCGATCTCAACATGGTTTATCGATGCTTTCAGTGTGGCACCTTATATCTGGGCGAATGGTGAACGTGGAAGCGGTAAGACAAGCCTTTTGTTAATCCTAGTGCGGCTTTCGTATCTGGGCGCGTCTCTCTCCCCTGCAGGTAGTTTTGCAGCATTGCGGGATCTGGCTGATTATGGGGCTACGCTCGGACTTGATGACGCTGAGGATCTGACCGATCCAAAGAAATCCGATCCAGATAAGCGCGCCATATTGCTTTCTGGTAATCGCAAAGGGATCACGGTCCCATTGAAAGAGCCAAATCCAAACGGGCAGGGATGGAAGACGCGCGAAGTAAATTGTTATTGCCCCAGGATCTTTTCAACGATCCAGAAACCAGATCCAACTCTTTCCAGTCGTGCGCTGATCATCCCAGTGGTGAGGACAGCCCAGCGATCGAAAGGGAATGCAGACCCGTTGGATGATACCCAGTGGCCCTGCGGTCGCCAAAAGCTCATCGATGATCTTTGGGCTATGTCTGTGTCCAATCTTGTTGATATGCCCACGTTTGATAAATTGGTCGGTGAGAAGTCGAAGCTTATTGGACGCGATTTACAGCCATGGCGCGCAATTCTGGCTGTAGCAGCCTGGCTGGATAGTATGGGTGTCTCAAGCCTTTGGGGGAAGATCGAAGCGCTTGCAGCTGGAACGTATCAGGACGAACGTGTAGATCTCGAAAGGGTAGACATAAACCGAATCGCTATGTGTGCCCTGGGTGAATATGTTTCGCGCATGCCATCAAGAACTGAATGGTCATTCTCCACTCAAAACATCGTTGACATCATGCATCGCCTCATCGATGACGAGGAAATCGAGCTGGATAAGGACATGATCAAAACTCAGATGCTCGGGCATCGCTTTAAGAAGATGAGGCTTTCCAAAGACGAGAATCAGCGTCCTCGCTTGTGGAAAATCAGCCGCCATGCCCTCTATACGATGTTTTCAGCGTATCGAATTCCCTTACCTAAGGAGATTGCAGAAAATATTGACTCTGGTCTCGGGGACATTGGCGACATTGGTTACATTGGTTACATTGGTTCCGATTCGGAACCAATCCCTCCAATCTCGCCAATGTCGCCAATGTTAAATCGGGGGGGAAACACGGTTTCCGCTAAAAATTTGCCTCAAAATCCATGTCCGATGTGCCAGAAGGTATCTTGGTATATCGGTCCTGCTGGCAATGTTCTTTGCGGGATATGTCACCCATCGCCAATTCCAGGACCCTATCCGAGTGTCGATGCACCCAGCAAGAGAAAAACGGGATAGCACTAAGGCACTATGAAAAAAGCACCAGCTCTACAGGTCGAAGAAATCAGCGGCAATCAATATCCAGATCTTGATGCAGCTCAACGAGCAGCATTGTCGCTGATTTCTGCTGAGCTTCAGTCTGTTATTCAAAGCCTGTTAGAGCAAGGTGTATTGGTAAATATCAATGGCAAGATCATCCCCAATCAACAAGGATAATGCATGAAAGATCATTACTCCTCTCCCCCGCCTGGACTTCCCGAGCGATCGCGTGTATGGGCTTACTTGCGTGATAGTGGTGGTCCATCACAAGAGCAAAGCGTAGATCAACAGGATCAAGAAATCATTGCCTATTGCAAAAGACATAATCTTGTCCTAGCGCGCTCTCCATTTCGTGACGTGGCACGTTCCGGTGGGAGTGTAGTAGGACGTGATGAGTTCATGTCGATGATTGATCTTAGTGAGGATGAATCAACAAGGCCTCAAGCCATATTGATTTGGAATTTTGCTCGCTTCGCACGTGACTATAACGACTTTGTTTATTACAAAGCTACGTTGAACAAACGCGGCATCATTGTTCACTCACTCACTGATCAGATTCCTGTTGATGACTTTGCTGGGCGCATTGTAGAAACAGTGATCAGCCTGGCGAATGAAGAGAAACGAAGGCAAACATCACGAGATGTGAGACGTGGACTGAAGTCTCTTGTGAGTAAGGGTTATGCACCTGGTGTTCCCCCACGTGGCTATATGGCAATCAAAGTTACGATCGGAGAAAAGCGAGATGGAACTCCGCGCATTGTCAGCAAATGGGAGCCTGATCTGGTCCTGAGTGAGTATGTGAAAATAGCCTGGCAAATGCGGACCCGGGGAAAGTCTTATCGAGAGATCACAACAGCAACAAAAGGCAAACTGTATACCAGTCTCAACTCCTGGCATAGTTTTTTCAGGAATAAGGCTTACCTGGGAATAGGCAAAAGCGGCGATCTAGAAATACCTGATCATCATGAACCATTGATCACTTGGGATGTGTGGGAGGCTGTACAAAAGCTCCAAGGAGCTCACCCACTTCATGGGAAAAAGGGACAATTGAATCATCCGCGGCGTGTTGGCAATCCGACAATTTTTTCAGGGTTTACTTATTGCCTGGAATGCGGCGCAATGATGACCCATAGCACTGGCAACAAAAAGCATCCCTGGAATCATTACATCTGTGGGAGAAAAGATAGGCACGGTGTTGCTGCTTGCAAATCTCGAAGAGTGGGAGCGGTGAATGCAGAGAAACAGATCTTAGCCAATGTCCTTACTCATGTCCTGACACCTGAATATCTCTCGGAAGTAATCGCTGAAACAAAAAAGCAATTCGATTCAACAGCTGAATTAGAAAGGCAAATTAAATCTTCAATCCGTCGGATTGAAGATTTGGACCTTGCAATTCAAAGGACCTTGAACGCGATCGAGAAAACAGGCTCGGCAGCTGCGCAGGAGCGCCTCAAACAACGTGAGGCTGAAAAGCAACAAACCAAGAGCGAATTGGATCGATTGAATCTCCAACTTGCTACGGCCCAAACGGAGATCACTCCTGAAGCAATGCTTGTCGTGCTAGCCGCCTGGCGTTCACAGTTTGAAAGGCTTCAAGAGTCGGGCAACGTCAGAGAAATCAAAGCCTGGCTCATGCAATTCGTTTCAAGAATTGAACTTGGATATAATAAAGCAAGAATTTTCTATACCTATCCAATGATAGATTTATTGTCCGCTGCTGATAACTCACGGAACGCCTTCCCCCTTTGTGGGGGCACCTACATAATCCGCGGTAATAAATCTATCATGGTCGAATGGAGTAAATGATTATGATAGATATGCTGTTTCAAGAAGTTGCAACTCACAAAAAAACAATGCCCGATCTTGCAGAGTTTATGACCACCCAGGAAACCGCTGAGAAGTTGGATCTAACTATTAGGGCGGTTAATCGGCTAGTGTCAAGCAAAAAACTTGATGGGATCCGAGTGGGGAGGATGTATCTGATTTCCCGCACGTCGATAAAGTCCTATGTTGATAAGACAAAGGGCATGACCAAAAACGACCCCCGCCGAAGAGCAATCAGTAAATAATAAGGAGCCTGTCTGTTTGACAGGCTCTTTATTTTCGATTATACTTGTCCATAAGTAGACAAGTAGACCGCATTTGAAAGCGGTTATTTTTTCAGAGTTTACTTGTCTAGATATAGACCAGCACTTTAACAAACCAATAACCGTTCATCGTGTATCTGTGTGAAGAGCATAGAGATTGATGGCGCGGATCAATGATCAACCAGGGGTTAGGGTAGTGATTTTCAACCGCCAAGAATGGGGGACCTATTTTTAACCGCCAATAATTCTGCGTGCGCTCGGACAGGTGCCAAAAATGGGGATCTCACTTCAGTGGGGGAGGGGAGGGGATAGGGCTTAGTGCTCGCGTGCGATCCAACTATTCAAAATAGGAGATAAAAATGTTAAGTCAAATGGTTGAAGAAAAACAACTTCAGGAAGTTGTTATGGTTTCGGGAAATGCAGATCAGCAAACCGAGAAAGCATCGAAGGGTTTGTTTGAGATTGAAGACTCAAAATTTCCGATCGAGTTTTTGTTTGCGCTTGAAGATACCGCTTTCGAGACGATCAGAAACTACCTGACGAAATCCGATGCCCCTCAAGTGGTCCTGGATCTGCTTGAAGATGTTGAATGTCTCATAGCAGACGTGAGTCAACTTGAGCAGGGCAAGGTTGAACGGCATGTGAATGAAAATCTCGTGGATCTCATTCCAAGCCTAACCAACAACATTGTCGGCGCTGGAGGTATATTCTATGTTCCAGATGGGATGACCATTGCTCGTGAAATTCCAATCTAAACAATGATCATTCATCAACAAAAGGGCAGGCTATATAACCTGCCCTTTTGTTTTAAGGAAGGTGAAATATGTCTTACCTCCATCCTCCATCATCTTTGCCGCCTGGCGCAATAGTAGATTCATATCGTCGCGATAGTGGAGGCGTGCGCCAGGATCAATCAACTGATCAGCAGCTCACTGAGCTCGAAGCCTATTGCCAGACATACAACCTGGTCCATCGTCATCACTTCGTCGATGAAGCCAAATCGGGAGGCTCTACCGCGGGACGTGATGACTTCAACCGCATGCTCGATCTCTATGCTCGGCCTGGTCAGAGACCTCACGGCCTGTTGCTTTGGAACTATGCGCGCTTTGCACGTGACATCGATGATGCACAATTCAACAAGATTCGGATCCGACAATGGGGTATTGCGATCCATTCTCTCAATGATTCCATCCCTGAAGGGGATCATGGCAGGATTATCGAATTCCTTATCGATGTGGCCAACGAGGAAAAGCGCAAGCAGACATCCATCGATGCCAAACGCGGACTCAAGGATCTCGTGCAGAAATACAGATGCGTGCCAGGCACACCGCCCCGAGGCTTCAAGCGTGAACCCTTCAGCATTGGCATGCGACGTGACAAGACCGCGCACATCGCCCATCGCTGGGTTCCAGATCCCGAGCTGATTCCCCGCGTTCAAAAAGCCTTCGCCATGAAAGCGGCACGTGCCACGCTCAAACAGATCCATGATGAAACACAGCTCTACAATTCGCTCAATTCATACCAGGGATATTTTGAGAACCAACTATATATCGGGACTCTCCGCTTCGCAGATCTCACCATCGAAAACTATTGCGAACCGATGATCGATCCCAAAACGTGGGATGCAGTTCAACGCATCCTACGAGCGAACAGCCAGCATAAAAACCTCACCAATCCTGAAACTCACCCCAGGCGGCAAAACGGATCATATCTGCTTTCGGGCTTGGTTCGTTGTTCCAGGTGTGGATCTCCACTATGGGGCATGACATCAAAACAACGTAACGGTTCATACTATCTTCGCTATGCCTGCACACGTGCCAAGCGCCGCCGCGACTGTGATTTCAAACCTATTCCCGCCCATGTCCTGGAAGCTGAGGTTATCAAACGGATCAATGCATTTTTTATAGATCCTGGCAATCTTCATGAACTCATGGAGCTGCACCAAAAGCAAATTGCAGAGCCTTCGAGCGAAGGTAAGGCAGTAGTCAGGGATCTCCAAAAGCAGATTGGCGCGGTCCATCGGTCTATCGGCAATCTGGTTAGCGCCATTTCTGAAAGTGGACATAGCAAATCCATGCTCAATAAACTTGCTTCCCTCGAAGCGAAAGATATTGATCTTCGAACCCACTTGAATCAGGTCAAGACCCAGGCTGGAACCATAAAGCCTGCACTCACCCAGGAAAAGATAATGCAGCTCGCTCAATATATGATCGCCCATTTGGCTGGCAAAGATCCATCCATTGTGCGACAAGTGCTCCTGGCTGCCATCCATCAAATTACAGTGGATCGGATTGGGAACTGTGTTCATGGCGTCATTCAGGTGAAAAATTCTTCTGGTGGAACAAAAAAAACGAGTGAAGAAAACCGTGAGATGATCGTGATGGAGTCAAATCGTGTCACGTCCAAACGCGTTTTTACAGCTGAGCTGAGCATGAAATTCGTTCCGGTTTCAGCTGAGCATTTGGATGTGTGGCGGGCGGGTCTCTGCCAGTTACTTAAGCTTTTATTGCAGGAAGATGGCGGCTGTCGTCTATAGCTGCCCTGTTTGGCTCACAGAAGGCCTGTGCAAGCCACGTGCTAGCGTTGCCCTGGGTCCCTTCCGTGAAATATACGGTTGGGACAGGTTGGGACACGGTTGGGACGCCGGTTGGGACATCATCTACGGTGGTTGGGGCGGTTGGGGCGGTTGGGGCGTTGGGACGGGATTTCCCCAGTACCAGTATATGTTCGGTTGGTGGCGGTTGGTGGCACCGTTGGTGGCAGTTTTACGGCAGTTGGTGGGGTTGGTGGGTTGGTGGCGAATTTGCCCAGTAATGGACTGTTTGAGCAGTTGAGAACCCCAAAACTGACCAGTTTGCTCTCAAACGCTCAAACCGCTCAAACTGCCTCAAACACCCCCCTGTGGTCTCAAACTGGTCTCAAACAGTCTCAAACACCACATATGGGGTTTGGCAGGGTTTGGCATCGGTTTGGCAGGGGTTTGACGCGGTTTGGCGGGTTTGGCGGTTTGACACCAGATCGGCCAACTAGGGGCTTGCCACATATGGGGTTTGGCAGGGTTTGGCATCGGTTTGGCAGGGGTTTGACGCGGTTTGGCGGGTTTGGCGGTTTGACACCAGATCGGCCAACTAGGGGCTTGC